CCAGAGATCAAAGATCCCGTCGGTACCGATTTCTAGCTCTTCAATTCCAAACACATGTTCGGTATGACGACTCGAAAAGTTAAACTCACCTATCTGTGATTCGGTGAACATTTCATTCAACACGTCCAGTCCGCTCCAATGATGGAAACCTGCATCGATGTTAATCTGAGCAACTCTTCCAATGGATGTTCGGAGAATTGACTTAGATTGCTCTAAATCACGGGCGTCCTTATAATCGTCTACTTTGTACTCTGGATAAAGCATTAACCTTAACATGCGATCCTCGGGTCGGTATACACGTCCCATGAACGACCTGTGGCCTAAGAACTCCAACTCAGATGGATCTCTTGAAATTACGCACTTTGGTACGCTGAGATTCATGCCAAACTCACTCTCTAAGATCTTGTCCATTCGGACGACATCTACCAAATGCCGTTTCGAATACTTGATTCTCTCAAGAATGTCGTCACCTAAGACTTTAGACTGACAGAACTCTTTCAGAGTTTTGAGTTGCGTGTATGAGCTAAGCAAGAAATTCGACATACTGCCAATCGCAGTTGTGCAACGGGAACCGGAAGGAACGCCACCATGGGTAAGCCATACTCGTCCGTCAGGAAAGAGAATCGGCGTATGTATAAAGTAACGTACGCACACATCCCAGAGCTTCTTTTCCAAGGGGGTGAACTCGAAGTTCTGTGCGATTGCATCGAAACAGATTTGAATTAAACCTGGCGTTGCAGAAGCATCAAAGGCTCGAAAATCTCGCGCAAAACCAATCCAACCTGGCATGCAACAAGCTTCAATCCACAGCGGAATATACTGTAAATTGTTCTTACCATAGAACATTGGAGATTCACGCTTACGTAAAGCCTTAAAGAAAGGTTGCATAAAGCAATTCTCAACGTAAACTAACCAAGGGTACGCCCACACTAAACGAACTTTCTCGTTACCTTCCTCAGCCAATTGGGTCCGAACATACGCTAGACAGGGTGGTATGTCAGAGAAACTGAATGACCCATCTCGAAGGGATTGTTCGAGGTCGAGGCATTTATGCAATGCTTCATTGAGAACTTCATACTTCTTACGTCCGATCCAAGGGTAACCTGCTGCTTTATTCAGGTCCAGGTCCATTTCGGCATAGGGAATAGGCCGTAGCTTCTTACCACCTTTTGGAACAACGTTAAAAGCTCGAAACAAACGGTTAACCGACTCTTGGAAATCCTTGTCGCCCTTAGGCAATTCTGGATACTCCCTGTCATACCGCAAAAGCCCGGCGTATAACTTTTCAAGTGTAGCACCTGATCTAGTCCATCCTTCCACTCCTTGTGGCACAGAGTCAAAGCATGCAACGATTGCTCGTTCAACATTCGGATCCGTATGGACCGTCTTCAGATTAATCTGATACCCATTCTCTGAGCGTAGAAACTGAACGTTTCGAGTTTTTGGACGCACTACTACGTTATACTTCTTTCGAGAAGTTCTCTCCCTAAAAGGATAATTCTCTAATGCCACTGAAGGCCTCACTCTTCTTTGCATTCACAGATGCAAGCTAGCGACGAATCGCGATGATTGATCACCAATCGGTGTTCAATACGGTTACTAACCGAATTGGATACAACCTTAATCATGTAAGGTCATTCGCTCGTTAGAGCGTCAAAGACGTGACCACGAATGACCACTACTTACCAGGATTGTCTGGTTTTACTGCCGAAGCATACTCTGTCGTATCCTGAAAAGGAACATGATCT